TCCTTTTATCCATTTACATTCGTCTTTTAACATACCATATACTGCCGCATCAACGAATTCATTATTAATTTTCATAACTTTTCTGACTATACCTTCTTTTATCCATCCTGTCCCAGATAAAATGCGTTCATTCCTTTCGTACCCATTACGACATACAGCCGTCATCCTTCCGCATTTTAATTGGTTAAAACCATAGTCAAAGACATATTTTATATGTTTTCTTGTAAATAATCTAGGGGTTTCTATAGATAAATGAACATATATATTATGACCATCAAAATCTGTAAAAAGGAATCCTCCTAATATTTTATCTTCTTCAATAAATCCTATATAGGAAAATTGATCTCCAATATCGGCAGATATATAACATTTCTTTTTTAGGTATTCTCCAATGGCTTTTCTCCATTTATCGTCAGTTACGACTTCTACCATAAAAAATTATGCTTTAACTTTTTTCTTTTTACCCATACCTAATGCTGTTTTTGCAACATTAGCTTCATCTTCAATACCTTCTGATCCTGTCATAATAGTTGATCCACCATGTCCACTTGATGCTAAAGTTTGTCTTTTACTTGCTTTAGTAGGTGCATCTACTGTTTGTGCAGGTTGTTGTTGAATAACAACTTGTGCAGGTTGTTGTTGTCTTTTAAAGATTCTTGTTACTGCTCTAAAAAATCCGCCCATATGTCCTTTCTTTAATTAAATAAATTAAACTCCGAATCAGAACGCACCTGCAAAGGTTCATAATTTTTAACCCTTGCTTTTCTTAATGACATAACACAATATCTTAATGCTGATATTACATCATCATGAATAGGAACGATCTTTCCTTCTTTCCTATGGTACATACGCAATTCCTCCAACAGTTTACCTTGATTTTTAAAGATTTTCAATCTTTTAGTTTGAAATCTTGTCAACATTTGCATAATACCAGCTTCTACTGAATTACCACCTGTTCCTTCTTTCATACCTTGTGATGGTGGATTACTGAAGTGTTCTCTTAACATATTAACACTTTCTTTTCTATATTGTTCTGTAAGATTTTTACCCGATCCTTTATCTGCTTGTCTTCCATCCATAGGCCATATTACAGGAATCCATTTACCCCTAGCATTTATAGCAGAAGCATGAACAGGTACTGTTTCTTGACGAAGTGAATAACTATCATATACATAAACAATATCACTATCTCTATCCCAAGCAATCCAAGCTACTGCTGTTGGGTGATCCCATCCAAAATCAATTCCACATAGTCTAGGCCAATGATCTGGTATATCTATAGGATCACATAATAAATCTTCTTCTGGTAATGGAAATACTAAACCAGAACCAAGTACAGGAATACCTTTTTCTCTCATTTTTCTTTCGTGTGGTGGTAATGCTTCTAATATTTGTTTTCTAACTGTATCTGTCATATGGGGTGCATCATCCCAAGTAGCTTGTAATAAGGCTTGTCCATCTTTTATATTATTTATAAATTGTGCAACTGTTTCTGTCATTCCTTGTTCTGGTGTAAATGTCATAAATACAATACCACCTTTATCTGCTGTTCTTGTTAATGCTTGTGAATAAATTGATGGTGGCGGTTCTTCATCTAACCAAATAACATCAATAGATTCTCCCATCCATTTTTCTTTACCCATTTCATATGCTTTAAATCCTATACGAGAATATCCACCTGTAATATGTTTTACTACAACAGAATTTATTGCATTAGGTACACCAGCTTTTCTAACTGTATCACCAATAGAATTTAATGGAATAGAACCTGTACCCCTTGCTGTCGGATCATCTGGTTGGCCGACAAGTTCTTTTTGGCAAACATCCCTAGTGGTTTCATTAGAAACACCCCCTGCCCAGCATCTTACTGGTCGGTTAAATCGTTTACCAGCCCACCAGCTTGGGTATTTCCCAGTCGCATGGTATGCTATTTCCATAGCCCCGCAAAAGGACTTGCCGACACGATTCCCTGCCATTAGCAATCTTTGTTGTGCTAATGTATTGTGGAATTTCTTTTGGTAATCATATGGTACATATTCATCCATACGATTTGTTGCTTTTCTTCTTTCTAATTCTTTTGCTATCTTTATAGCTTTTGATAAAACTTCCTCATCCATTATGTCATCCAATTTACTATTGCTCTTACTGAAAGACCAAAATAAACTAATTCCATTAATGTTCTAGGTATATCTCTATCTCTCATACCTATAAATACCCAAAAACTTGTAGAAAGACAAGCACTTCCCCATCCTAATGATTGAATTACTGGATTACCAAAGTGATCCCCGTCAGATAGTATATAAATACTTATCATAGCTAGAAAGAAACCAATCCAACGATAGTTAGTCAATTCTTGATAATAACGGATTTTCATGATAGGGGAGTTCCTCCGTCATTAAATTATTCCTTTGTTGATGATTTTTTTACTTCGTTTTCGTATGTAAGATTTTCAGCTTTAGAACAATGGCAATTATCACAAGTACACGGATCGCCGTCATAATGATGATTATGTAAGCCACTTTCACAATGACAATTACAATGACAATCTTTACATTTAAAATTTCCCATTATTTATTATATACCTATTCCTATAAAAATTAAAATAATAACTATAATTATAATCATCCATTTTTCAGTAGGATTATGAAAGACTTTCATTACTCCTTTATTATTTTAATACGATTTTTTTAATTGATTTTGAGCCATCTTTATTAATCTCTACTTCAGCTTCAGTTTTAATACATTTATAAGTTACTGTTTCGCTATATTGTCGTTCAGCTTCTCGCTTTCCACGAAGGCACATACCCATTGAATCTTGGATTCTATGCTCCTTGATCTCAAAATTTATAAACATTAAAAGGGCGACCACAGTTTCCATTTAATGTGTACTCCCATTCTTATAGTGCATTTCTCTATTTTGATCTTTAAGTTTTTCAATATCATCTAAAACTTTATCCATTTGTTTTCTTAAAAATTCTATATTCACTTTATTCAAAGCCATACTTTCAATATGTTTATTTAACTTATCAGTAGTTTTATATAAATCTTCAATCATCATAAATTGTTCGGAATCTGCGGGAAGCGAACCTAATTGACCTCGTGGCCACTTGATTCTAAATTCTGTATTTTCAGTTAAATCTTTTTCCATTAATTCTAATGTTGTTGAAATTTTATTTTGAGTTTCAATAATACCAAAGTAAGCCCAAGTGCCGATAGCTACCATAGCAATCAAGGATAAAACTGTTTTCATTGGCATTTGAACTGCCGCTTCTTCTGATATTTTTAAAGGTTTATCTCTCATTACAAACTTTCTTTCCCCATTTCCATGTTTGAGTTATTGATCTCTTTTCTTGTAACTTATCGTTTTTAGAATCAGTTTCAGTAACTCCTACTTCTACACTTGTTTTATCTGGACATACAGCAGTATTAAGAATATTTGCTTTACATCCAGCTAAACCCACTCCAATTAAGAGTAGGAAAAGGAATGCTATGACCATCCTTTCATTTATCATCTTTCTTCTTCTTCTTTTTAGTCTTTTTCTTAAATGATTTAATAGTATTTTTAATTTGTTTAATTTGTTTAGATAATATGACTTGTCCTTGTTGAAGTTTAAAGACCTGTTCTTTCATAGTCCAAGTTTCTTTTAAATTCCACCCTACTAATGCTATTAAAGCCGCTAAAGCTAATCCTACAATTTTATCTTTTAAGTCCATCTTTCCATTTCTTATACCCTTTAGTCCAATCTTCTCTATGTAGTATATCCCATTTAGTCCAAGCCCACGAGTTAATTTTACCTGTCCAACCTTGAATCCATAGTAATATATCCATTTTAATATTTTTAATCATTATTTACCTTGTCCCCTGTATCGCTTATACGATTTCTTTTCTTGTTTATTCATCCGTTTCTTATGGCGACCAATTTTGGGCTTTGTTTTCTTTTCATAAGTGTTTACTCCCCACTTGGGTGCTTTTGCCATTAGAATAGTATATCAAATATTACTTCTTGTGTATATATTTTCTACGCAACTTGCGGGGGTTCATTAATTGGAAGATTTCAGCTTCTGTCATATGTTCCTTATCATCAAAGCCATTATGATGAGTTTTAGTATATTCATACCGATCTACCAGAACATAGCGATAAATATAATTACCCTTCTGAAAATGAATTAAAGTTTTGGGTTTATTAATTTGTATAAACTTTCGCATACCCCATAATGACACAAAAAATCCTATGTTCAACCTATTAACAAAAGTTAATATTCATAAAATACCCACCGCTGTGTGGAATGATCCATTATTAATAGTGTGCGAAAAGTTTTTGGGGGGTGGGGGTCGCCCGTGAAGAACAAAAAGAGAACAATTACTCTTTATTTATACCCTTCCTGTCCCTTCTGTCCCTTTATATCTACTAGCTTGATAGTGTTGCATTAATATCACAGCTATTTCAATTTGCCCAACTGCTGTGAGTGTGTGTATGGTTATCGGTGTTTGAGTGGTCTAGTGTATATTCCCTGTCCCATTACTTCCATTGTTGCTGTCATCATTAGGCACTTTAACAATAGACAAGGTATGTAATAGGTGGTTGAGTTCCTGCTTTAATTCTTCGCTTGATCTCTTATGTGTTATGTCCTGTATTTGTGTAATACTGCTTGATGAGTGTCCTGTCCTATCAAGTAAAGAGTTCACCGCTTGAAGTCTTGTGCTGGGTGGAATTTTATTATCTGCGATCAGGTTTTTTAGGGTTTCAACTGCTATTGGTACTGAAGCTGTTAAGTTCTTTTTAACTGCCTCGTCAATGTTTGATTGTAGTCGCTGTCTTAATTCATATCCTTGCTGTTTTGCTGTTTTTTCACTATATCCGCTTTTAATTGCGGATTGAGTAGCATTACCGCTTAAAGTAAAGTTTTCAATAAATGCTTGTTCCATTTTTGTTAGTATTTTACTTGTCATTTTTAATTATGTCCCAGCTTTCATAGTAAAGCCAATATTAGAACAAAATGAGAACAAAATCAATGAATTATTTGTTTGACAGCTATTGTAAAATAGTTATTAATATTAACTTATGTTAATCAAATCAACTCAAACAATAGGGGGTTTTAATGGTTGCAATATCTGATGACACATTAAACAAACTAAATGAGAAGGATAAAATAATTAAAGCTATTAATGTTTTATCTAAAGTAAGAAGAAAACTTGTTGAAGGGGTTTATGGTAAAAAATACTCTTATAATAGTCCACAAGCTATCTGGTGTGAAATAAGAATATACAAACTTCAAGACAAGTTAAGGGGGTTTTAATGTCTTTATATACTGATGACACTAAAACAAAACTTACTAAACCATTTACAAGTGAACAATTTAGGAAGTTAGTAAATAAGATAGTAAGAATTAAAACAATGGATAGTATGGATTTAGACACTTTAAGCGATTTTGATGTGGATAGTTATTATACTGACACTATTGATGTCCAAAGTCTTAAAGATAGTGCCAATGATTGTGCTGTCGCTGTTTTAAATAATCAATGTGATGATCTTAATATGCAAGGAATATTTTAAATGAATCATTACACTATTATTAAAAATGGTCTTTATACTTTAAAGACTAAAAATGAAACTATAACAGGGCGGTCATATCTTGACTGCCTTGTTAAGTTAATCAAAAAACCTATTCCAATTAAATATGCTAAATGGACAACTAAAGAACGATTTAATTGGATTGAACAACAACAAAAAGAAGGGCAATAATATGACAACTAAAAATGAAAAAACTGAAGCACTAAAAAATCTTAAATCTTGGATTAAGGAAGGGGATAAGATTTATTATATAGTTAGACAAGTATCATCAAGCGGTATGTATAGACATATCGGATTTTATAAATTTGATACTGATGAGAAGGGTGAAGTTATTAAATATCACTTATCTTATAATATGGCAAAAGCACTTGATTATCCATTTAAACAAAAATCTTGTTCTGTGGGTGTTAGTGGTTGCGGTATGGATATGGGTTTTAGTGTTATTTGTAATCTTGGATATGCTTTATTTGATGATTATAAAAAACTAAAATATGAACAACTATGAT